CTCGAGATGAGCGATGTCCGATTGCTTGGCAAGTGGCTTCTCAAGAAGGTTGTCGATGTCAGATTGAGTCACGCTCAGTTCCCCTGAAGTCTGGGCAGATATAAAGTCAGCTTGGCGGACTAGCGCTTCTAATCGCTTAAGCTGCTCTGAGATGACAGTGAATACATATGAGTCGATAACATCAGACTCGGTGATAATAGGGTCGGTAGACCAGTGATCTATCTTAAGGTTATCGTATAAAGGGCCTGTAGTCTGAGATAATCCAACTATGTTGGCTGGTACTGCATTGAGCTTAAGTAGGGTCTCGGTCGAATCCTTGTCCATACCTGAAGATAAGAAAGCGAGTAAGGCCTCGTCGGCCTTGGCCGCACCCCTAGAAACCATGAAGTCCTGTGTCACTACTCCTAACTTACCGAAACGGGGTAAACGTGCGAATAGCTTCACCGGAAGAACTGACATCTCTGTACCTGATATGAATAGCCTTTTGGCCATCTCACCAGCTGATAATAATCCTGTAGAATGAATAACGGACTTAGCTAAAGAGATCTCCATACCAAGTGACTCGATGATTGCCTTGTAACCAGAAGCGACCTTACCATCGGCAATGGTAATATCGTCACCAATAATCATATACTCCTTGAAGAAAACCTTATGACCAGCAGACATAGCGGCAATCTGAACGATGACATGATGAGTGAAGTCGAAAACAGCAAATGAAGACTTGGCTCCCATCGGTTGTCCTACTGCATATCGTATCCAGTTGTCGTCACCAACAGCATAATCTCGATCTGTCAATAGAAGTCCCCAAGATTCGGCCGCCTCCTGATCCCCAAGAAGGACCCCTAGTGCCCATGTTTGGGCCTGTAATGGCATACGGTCTGTAGCAGCAGATAAATCATAAGAGTAAATCTCAGAGCCAGCAGCTGTCCAGGCTCTCACCTTTTCAGCAGCCTTACTTTGATCATAGACAGCATCAGTGGGTAGCGAAGAGAGGTGAACCCCAAAAGCACGGTGTAGAGGGTCTAATAAACGTTGTGTATAGTAATCGACGATGGCCACATCCCGGGCCTTACCTCCCCATTCTTGGATTGTATGTATCCGTCCTGTATTGTATGTAAATGCATCAGATGCAGGGTACTGCTCTTTGTGCTTCAATGCCATTTTAACTGCATTGAGTACAAGAGGGCCCATTCTAAAATGTAGTGCTAACCTCATAAAGTGACCGAACAGACGAGAAGAACGTGTCAGAGCAAACGCGTCGTATGGGGCAGTCCGTGTAGCAGCACCATTTGGTCCTGCTTTCTCGGAAACGACGTGCTCCCAACTTCTTGCTTCGGCAGCAAGAGTGTCCTGGAAGTCCGATGGTGAGAAGGGGAATAGCTTGATTGCTACTGTAGCGAGCTTCTTAAATGTCTCCAGATTGTATGTAGAAGTTGATGGGTTAGTAATAGTCTCATGTGTATTGTTTATCTGAAGGGATATGACTCTATTGATCTCTAACACAGCGAGTATGACTCTAATGAAGGTAGTTGACTCCTTGGTCAATCTAAGTGTCTTGAATAAACGTAACTGCAAAGCGAGCAGATCTGAGAAGTGCTTGTGAGTAATTGTATAGTCGGCCTTGGCCAGATACTTAAACTTAGGATCTGCATCCTTTGGTAGAGCACCGCCTCTGATAAGGCCGATATAGAATGAGCGGACTGTCTTAAGTTCGGATATGACCCTCTGTGGGTCGTTACCTACTGCTGAGAAGATGAAGTCGACGAACGTCGAAACCCCTGCGATGAGTTCAGAACCAAAAGGCTCTGACCTTGAGTTAATGAATGAAATTAATAAGTTAAGTACATTGCTGATATTCTGGTCGGTTAAGTCGCGGTTATTCTTAACCTTCTGGACGATTGGTATAGTTGGTATATCACGTAATCTAGCTAGGCCTGAGGCCTTTCTAATCCCGAAGTATCTGTTAATTGTAAATGGGGCCGATCTAAGAGTGGTAGTGGTAGCCGAAAATGATTCGCCAATGTTGAGGAAGAAACGTTCAACGGTACAGATTGGTAAGACTAGGTCACGGATGAATCTGATATCGGTCTTTAGGCATAGTAAACATAATCGGTAGAACATGGTAAGTTGTCAAATGTTGGTATTAACCCTAAGCTTCTTGTCACCACGGTATAAGGTCTTAACCGTTGTATTGTACAGTTATGGGGAAGGGGGAAGGTAACTTTGAACTCGTAGCAGGGTCGGTTTTCCTCTCTAGGTATCCTGATATATGGTAATCGGCATGTAGTAACCATTCCAAGACCTTCGACACTCAGCCTTGCATAATTATAGCCCAGAATCATGCTAAGTTCCTATCTAAGGCGGAGTGCACCGTCCGGGACCTTAAGGCTTTACTGCCAATTCTTACACTTAGCTAACGACCGGTAAGAGGTTTGGTTAGACTAGGTTACTGGAAGTTTGGGTCTTTAGTGATTAGTAGACAACCCTATACAACTATCCTCGCTTCAGGTCTGACCAAATTAACTAGCAGTCAGAATTACTAGTGAATTTGCCATGATTTAAGGTAATCGAATAGTTTATCACCTTAGACTGGATCCACCCTGGAAGTGCC